GTGATAATTTTTCAGTTCTTTATCTTCACCACATATTCTACATTTTTTCATCATAACGTTTTTATTTCTTTTATACTTATATATTAAAAAAGTTTAGTGGGAAACAACTAAAAAACAAAAAAAATCTACAATTTCTTGTAGATTTCTTCGTAAGTTGTTGATAATCAGCCTAGTAATACATATCTTCCCAATAATCTGCGATAAATTTTGCGGTACAAGAAGCGATGTTGTAATTTGGCAGTTATAGTAAGTTACTCTTCTAATAACGTGTCCTTCTTTATCGTGTGCGTGTACGATTATATCGGAGATAATATTTTTCTTATAGTGTACAGAACCATCTTCATTATTCCAAACTAGGTCATACCAGTCTTTCATCATTCTCCAAGTAAATACTTGGTATGATTCATTTTGGTTCATATTAAAAGTTATATCAAATTCAGTTGACGTTGATTCTGGAAAAGTTAAAAATTCTCTTGTTGAATATTTAAATTTTTGAGATATTTTCCCGATTTGAGGATACGTTGGAAATTTTATTGATGTTGTATTTTCCAATAATAGTGTTTGGTATTCGCTACCGTGAAGTGCTTGGATAGCAGGTGGTAGTATTACGATTGTCTCAAAAAGGTTTGTATATACTGGTTCCCAAACGTTGTTGTGAGTGCTTATATTACTAAAATGTGGTAATGGCATAATTTTTTAATTATTTTTTGTATGTTTATATATAAATAGTTGAACTTCAAAAAAACAACTATTTTGATGGACTATATTTCAAGTCCATCAATTTTGTTTATTTTACATAAATCCACCGGATTCGATGTCACCTTTTTTCAAGATTGTTATGTTATTAACTATGATTGCCATACCTTTTATCACCTCGATGTATGTGTCAAGTACACCCATTTGTAGGTCAATTATATAATTTGTATTATTAGTTTCATCAATAACATTTTTATAGTTATACAGTCCATTTCTTTCTTGTAAGTCTTGGCAGATTTTATCGGCTCTAAATTTGATTTCGGCTCTAATTTCTGCTGTATTAAATCTCCATTGGTATCTAAGTAGCATATCATAAAGTGAGTTTTCAAGTTCGATAAGTAATTCTCTTGAATGTAAGAAGCTTAGTGAACTCATAGGGTATACTTGTGCAGTACTTTCACTATTTATACAATATCCAGCATTTCTTTTTTTCACTATAGGGTTAAGTCCCATACCATAAAGGTTTTCCAGGTCTGAATCGGTGAAATCCATTTCGACACCGGTTATATTAGCGACTCTACCATTTGTGATACCGGCAGATATTGTCCACGGTTGTATTGATGATGTAGCTGCAATATGTTTATTCATATAAGTTGAAGCAACATAAGCTGCAGGTGGAACATTTTTAGGTATTCCAGCATCATTAACTGTTAAGTATGGGAAGAAGTAACCGACACAAGATTTACCAGGACCATCAGCGAACGAATATAAGAATGCTGGGTTTTTACTTTCATCACCACCATCTTTAAGGAAGCTTGTATTTAATGTTCTATCATCATTCGTGAATGATGGACTAGCGCTAGCTTTAAGTTCTTTTACGCTTGGTGCATTAATAAAGGCTAAGCAATTAAGTTTTAGTGAACAAATATCAGCATATTGTTGTTTTGATCTTTCACTAAGTCCATTACCAAATGAATCTATCAAATATCTCCAAGATATTTTATTTTTATTAATAAGACCTTTGGTTAGGTTTGTAGTTTTACCCATAACATCAAGTATTGAACTTTGTCTTGTTTCGGTTCCATTAGGAATTGAATCAGGGTGTATTACAAATGGTGTTAAAGCGATACCTTTATAAGTATTTACATAAGTATCGATTTGTGGATAAATTGTAGTATGGTAATCAGAGCTAGTCAAATCACTTTGAGTATATTCTGTTATTTTTATTGGTGCATCAGTAGTAAGTATTTTCCAGTTAGAGTTAGTTGAGTCTATAGTAGTATTAACTACTCTTGTCAATTTTCTTGGATCATATCCATAAAGTTCACCATCAGCGGCATATAAACTTTCGTCATAATAAGCTTCAAGTAAGTCACCATTTCTTACTTCAGAGTATCTATTTTTATCTACTTTTATTTCATAAACTAAGTTATTTGCAACTTTCACAGGATCTACATATTCTATTTCGAGTGTTTGTTTATAATTAGACATATTAGACCAAATTATGAAATTTTGAGTATCATTTATATCACTATAATTTTCAACCCAACCCATAATAGGTTCTGGTGAAGCTCCATCAGTTGTATCACTCATAAAATCAATAAATAAGGCATCTGTACCTTCAATCCAAGCTTTAATATATATTTGTGTACCATCATTTAGGTTATTAACATAACCGAAATCACCATTATTTATAACACCATTATAGTTGTCTATGTATATATTTGAGTACTTACCAATAACACCGGCATTATAAGTATTACCTGAACCAACTAAATCTTCAGCAGGAGCTAATGTTGTCATTAATCTATCTATACCTGTTTCGGATATACCATCAGCAATATAAAATTCATTATCTAAATAATAAACTAACCAATTATAAGTTTCTGTATCACAATAATCAGACCAGTTAACGTTACCGATAGAGAATGTTATACTAGCATCATACGTTGTTGAATAATCTATAAATGTAGCATTTGTGATATGTTTTTTATAACCATTTGTATGGTTAATAATAACACCTTTACCATCATCTAAAGCAGATTCCATTTCAGAATAAATAGCTCTATATCTTAATTTATTATAATTTGAATTATCATTTGTACCAGATGTATCACCAAAAGAGAATGTTAAATAATTAACACTATTTGAAGTATGTCCAGATATTGTTATATTTTCTGCTCTAAGATATCCACTAGTATCTAAAGTTATAGGTGTATAATCTGTTGTGATAGCGTAATTTGTTTGTCCTGTACCAGCAGTTACACCAGAAGTTATTGATAAATGTACATATCCTAAAATTATAGCATTTTCATAAGATGTGTTGAAATCTGGTCGTATAGCATTTCCTTCGGATTGTGTGCCTTTTAATATTTGAACTTCGGCATCATCTCCAGCTGTAAGATATAATACATCATATCTATTATAACTATAACCATCTGATAAATCAGCATCTGCAAATTCAAGAGGTTCAAGTACGATATTTGTATTTGTTAATCCGGAATCGATTGTATAAGTATTATTCGATAAATTAAAATGAGAATTTGGTGTTAAACTAAAACCAACATTAATTCTTTGAACATATAAATTTGTAGCATCATTTAAGTCTTCATAATTGTTAAAAGATATTGCGTTACCACCAACTTCATCAGTCAATGTAAACATAGCCTGACTTTGTGTAACATCAGCAATATAATAAGCTGTATTTGCTAAAAATGGACCAAAATCTTTACTTAAATAAACAATTTCGTTTTTAGATAAAGGTTTATGAAATTCAGAATAAGGTGTATGTTGAACATTAGGCGTACCATCAATTTGGAACCAAGTTTTACCATCAGAAATAACACCATTATCAACTTTATATAAAGTATTACCAGAAGTTGTTGGTTCACCATTATTTCCATTATCATCAAAATTAAGACCACCAAGAACAAATTGTACATTTTCTACATACCAGTTGGTTTTTGTAGCTGTTCTACTATCTTTAGTGGCAAAATTACCACTCAATAAAGATGAATAGTTACCGAATACATTACCAACACTATCTAACGGTGTATTAACATATACTTTTGATTCTAAGATATTTTCATCATAAGATAAGAAATTGATTGATGAAGTTTCTTCACCAACAATACCATCACCAATTAAATCCATTTTACCTGTTGGATGATCAGAGTCCAATAATGTATCTTCATCATAAGCACAAAATAAACCAGTTGTATCTGTATTATTATTGATAATAGATTTAATATACATATCTCTACCTGAAACATCTTTAAAATAAGGTATTAATGAAGTTTCGTAGTAACCTAAAGTAGTAACATTTTGTTCATTAACAAAATTTTGAACAAGTGTTTTATCTAAACCACTTGTTGTGAAATAATTTCCCCAAGTTGAATCTGCAGCAAGATTATCATAATTTGTCCAGTCTCCTTCAATAACTAATACAGAAACCATATAATCCGATACCCAATCTTTAGGATTTAAATATGAAGGTACATTAGTAGTTCCACCATACCATGTTTCTAATGTAACATCAAATCCTGAAACTGATGATTTATAAGTAAAAACTGTAATTGTTTTTTCACCGATATTAGTGATGTGTAATAAATTATCTTGTGTAGTATTAACACTATTCACATAGTCAAGTAATGATTCATCATCTCTTTCCCAGAAATCTTGTCTATTAAATAATCTAGAATAAGGCATAGATTTTTGTGAAGCATTTGTATAAGCAGCGCCACAGGAAATAGATTTCCAATTTACTGTATCTCTAGTGTCATCGGTATCTAATAAATTAAGTGCCCAAATCGGTCCACTATTTATCATCTTCAAACAAGTTCTATGGAAATAAGAACCTTTTCTTTCTAATCCTCTATCAATATTACCAAATATTTTAATAAAATCATTTCTATTTGTTATATAAATTGGATTGTTTACTGGTCCTTTTTTTGAGAAACCAGGCACAATGTTAATTAAAACATTTTGTATAGGTAATTCTATTATAGAATTATCTATTTCATTAATGAAAATTCCAGGTCTTTTGTAACGTCCTAAATCTTTATTTTGTATTCCCATTTTTTTAAATTATTTTTTTTCTAATTTTTCTTATCAGTTTTTATTATATATTAAATAAAAAATCCAATTTTTCGTCAATATTTTCTTTATATGAAATTCTTACTAAAATTATATTTTTTCTTCGCAATAGTCTGTTCTGATTTTATCTCTTTTTAGGTCTTTAACTTTTCTACACCACCAAAATATGTTATTGGTTAAAGAT